TAGGTTGCCTGTAGCTTTAAGAGCAGTATATACTAGAGGACCTGGTTTAAGTGGCATTACTCCTGAGTCGGAGCTATATTTAGCTCAGATACTTGCTGATGCATTTAGATATAAGCCTACAACACAGGAAGCACAAATTGCTAGCGCAGTTAATGAAGAATTTAATGAAACAGAACCTATGAAAGTAGTTGAAACTATTTCAAGACTACTTCAATTTACTGATGAGCCCTTAGAAGATGAACTTTTAGAAAATTAATATTATGCAATGGTCGCTAGAAAGAATTTATAGAGAGCAAGTTAACGGTAATATACCTCCTCGTAAACATTTAAATATATTAGGTGAAAACGAGCAAGGGGAATTTGGTCTCACTTATGCATCAGGAAAAGATAAAGGTGGTGGAAGAGGTAAGAAAAAAATTCAAAAGAAAGATGCCGACGGTAAGTCTGTAGTAGATAGTGATGGTCAACCAGTGTATGATATAGTTGATGATCCAAAATTTAAACCAGAAACTAAATTTGTTGATGCTCCAACTGGTAGTAAGGCTGATTTTACTTTTACCGCGGATGATTTAGAGGAAATAAATTCTTTACAACCTGAAGTAAAGCATAGAATCAATAGATTGTTGGGTAAGAAAGATACTCAAAAGAACTTTAAAGAACTTTTTAAAGGTGGTCTATCCGGAATATCACCAAAGCTTGAAGATGAATTTATTGAAGCGTTAATAGTATCTGATGACATTACTTCAGATGATATGAAAGCTTTATACGGTCAAATTAAAGACGGTACAGCTATAAATGTAGATAAAATTTTAAATGCATCTGATGGTCAAGTATTTTCTTATAAAGATATTTTTACAGATGAAGGGCTTAAAGCGTATATTGCTGCTAAAAAAGTAGGTACTGGTGGAAAGCAAGCTGGTCCTGGTGAAGCAGCACTTGCTGCTCTATCTCCTAGCATTTCGCAAGAAGGTAAGGGTGATATTAATATAGCTGGAAACTTGGTTGAACTTAAAGAAGGAGATGGACGTATAGGATTAGAAAGCAAAAATCCTACTTCAGGAAAAATAAACAGTATATTTAAAAAATATCTAGGTGAGAATTGGAATCAAAAGCTTAAAGATGCTGCTAACGAGAATGTTCATAATTCTAGGCCAGGTCAAGCTACTCTAAATATCGAAGGACTGTGGTATTTAATGAAAATCTTAGATAAAAATGAGAAAAACGGTAATCTAAAATTACCGAGTGGTTACGAAAATAATCTTCCTAAAGAATTATTTGAGGAATTTTTTACTGATGGTAATATTATTAATGAACTAGTTAATTCAATAAATGCAAAAAGTTTAGGTGGGTTTACAAAAGATTATATAAAGAGCTTGTTTGATAATTATAAGCTAAGTAAAAAATCTGGTGAAGGTGAATGGGATATTTTACTTGCTATCAATACTACTAACCCTGGTAGAGGTGGAATTGCTGTAGTAAAGTCGGGAGACCAATTACTAAACGTTAGAGCAAAGAGAAGCTTACCATCAATTATAAAATCTGGTCCAGCTGGTAATAGAGATTACACATATGCATTCTCACCATATGGGCCTGAACAAGATGAAGAATATGAAAACATTTAAATTATATTTTGAACAATACGAGCTCTTAACTGAAGCTAAGGCTAATACCCACCTTACTCATTTAGAAGAGCTGGTACTTACTAAGGGTGAAGCTGGTTATAAGACAGCTAGAGGATTTATAACTGACTTATTATCTCATTTACAAGGTAAGAGTAAAAGGAAAGTTAATACTACTGTAAAATGGGATGGTGCACCTGCTATGTTTGTAGGTAAGCATCCTGATACTGGTAAGTTTTTTGTAGGTACTAAATCGGTCTTTAATAAAACTGGTCCAAAGATTAACTATACTGATAATGATGTAGAGATGAACCATGGACATGCACCAGGTTTAGCTGATAAATTAAAGAAAGCTCTTAAGTATCTTCCAAAGCTTGGTATCAAAGGAGTACTTCAAGGTGATTTCATGTTTGATTCATCATCGGTAAACGAAGAAATTATTGATGGAGTAAAACATTTTACCTTTAAACCAAACACAATTAAGTATGCTGTAGAAAAGGACTCTAAGTTAGGTAAAGAAATAGCTAATTCAGTATTTGGTATTATATTCCATACAGGATATGCAGATTTAGATAGTCCTCCACAGTATGGTATTAACGTTAAGGGTCTTAAGAAGGTTCCTGGTGTATGGGTTGATGATGCTGTATTTTCCGACACTACAGGAACAGTTACTCTTACAACAGATGAAGCTAAACAAGTGAGAGATTTTGTTAAAACTGCTGATTCAATTAAAGTTGATTATAGAGACCTTCCTTTAGATTTACTTAACATTTATGCTAACTCTGAAATTCAAAAAGGTAAGTTCTTAGAAGATCCTGAAGATTCATTTAATAACTTTGTTGATTGGTTTACCGGAAGAATGGCAAAAGAGATTGATAAACGTAAATCAAAAGCTGGTAAACTTAAAGTTGAAGAGAGTTTTAAGAAGAAAATGGCTGAGTTTAAGGAGCAAAAAGATGATATAGTAAACATCTTTAAAGTTAGTAAGTTACTCTCACAAGCTAAGCAAATATTTGTAAACAAATATAATAACGCTGTGTATAACACGAAGCACTTCTTAGACGCAGAGGACGGTACGTTAAAGGTAACGTCTCCTGAAGGTTATGTAAGTGTATCTAAAGCTGGTGATGCAGTTAAATTAGTAGATAGATTAGAGTTTAGCCGTGCTAATTTTAGTGGAGGTCAAACAAGTTCTAAGTAATGAAAACATTTAAACAATATTTTACTGAAAACATAGATGAAGCTGCGTTTGAGGAGTATCAAGATATACAAAACAATTATCTCTCTCCTATAGACTTCGTTAGCGAACTTAATAGTAAAAAAATTGCACCGTTAATATATAGATCCGGTGAAAGTCTTTTTGATGTCAACATTGAAGGTATAGATCCAACTGCAGACGGTAAGGAGTCTTATTATACTGTTGATGACCCTGAAGCCCTTAAGCAAATAGCTGCAGCTGTTGCTGAAAGCGGTGATCAGTATAGGGATATTGCAATTGATATTGGGACTGGTGAGTTAAAAGACTTTATGTTGTTCTTGCCAAGAGCTGGTTTTACTGGAGAAGAGTTTGGTGATATGCAGGTGTTTTTTGTTGAACCTGACGGAATAAATATTATAAGATCGAATAGACCATGAGGACGTTTTTAGAGTTTTTTGAAGAAAATAAAGCTGTTGAATCTCTTAAAGGTTGGGAGCATGATGATGCTAGAGATTATGCAATAAAACTTATAAAGCAATTTGGTGAACCTGATGAAGTAACAGAAAATATGTTGCTTTGGAATAATATTGAACCTCCATTTGAGTCTGTATATATCAAAGATGAGAGTATACCTCATGAATTTCCTGCATCGCATAGAGATTATGTATATTCAACTATGAATATAGATGTACCAGCTGATATGTTAGATACTTTAGGTCATGTAACCGGTAGTATTATATATGATGGTCTTAAAAAAGAAGTAACTGCAAGATGTGGTGACTTATACGCTAATGCTGCTACTTTAGGATTTGTTAAAGATATGGTAGATGGTAAAGTTCCAACAGATTTTGAAGAAGCTAAAAAGGAATATGCTAATAGAATACAAAAAGCACCTTTACCTGATTGGTATCCAGATAGTATGGAGGAAGATAAATGAAAACTTTCAAACAATATTATACAGAAAGTCTATGGGCAAACATTAACGCAAAGAAAAAGCGTGGTGGAAAGAGTGCACGTAAAGGTAGTAAAGCGTATAAAGCAGCTAAAAAAGCAGGAAACAAATTAAGAGCTTCTAAAAGTGAAAATGCAGAATCTACTTCAGAAAAAGTAGCTCTTCTACCTGGAGGGTTTAAACCTCCTACTAAAGGTCACTTTAATGCTTTAAGATATTTACTAGAAGATGCAGATAAGGGAGTTGTTTTTATAGGTGGTAAAGAGAGAGATGGTATAACACCTGAGCAATCAGAAAAAATATGGAACATATATTCTAATTACCTAGGTAAACCTGTAAGTGTTGTATATGTACCTAATCCAGTAAGAGCAGTATATGAATTTGCAGATGATAATTTAGATAAAACTTTATCCGTAGGTGCAGGTGCTAAAGATGAAGATGTAAAGCGTTATGCTTACTTTACTAATAATATTGATAAGTATCCATTAGTTAATGTAGTGAAGATACCTATGCAAGAAGGTGGTATTTCCGGAAGTCAAACACGTGAATTAATTAGTAAGGATATAGATAAAGCTTTAAACTATTTCGTTCCAGAAGAAGTTTCATCAGATGATAAAGAGCGAATAAAAAACATACTTGCATAAATATTAATATGAGAGATCAGAAGCGTAAAGAAATAGCTTTAATGGAAGCTGCATATATGAATGTTGGTCATGGATCTGACTGTCAATGCTCTAGTTGTATGGGTGAGAATGATCAATCAGAAATTGATATGGCTGGTAGAGATCTTCTCAAGGCAAAAGAATATGCTGAAAAATTAAGTATGATGGTACAAGAGCTTCCTGGTTTAGAAGGCTGGGTAGCTTCAAAGATAACTAAAGCTTCAGATTATCTCTCATCAGTATTCCATTATCTTGATTACGAGATGAACGAAAAAGGTCATAATCACAGTGAACAACAAATAGCTATAGTTGTTAAACCTGAACAAGGTAATTTTAATAAAGGGTATGAAGAAGTTTAAACAGTTCTTTGCTGAAAAGGCTGTATTAGGTCTTATTGAATTTTTTGATGTAGATGGTATAGGTAAGATTCCATCTAAATTAGATTCTGGTAACGGTGCATTTAACGTTATACATGGTGAAGATATCCAAGTACAAGGTAATAAAGTACACTTTAAGACAGTTAACAATAAACGTCTAATGAAAGATAAGGTAGACGATATTACTATTAACGTTGGAGCAGGTCATACAGAAGATAGACCAGTGGTAAATTTTGATCTTAAGATTGGTAATAAAGAATATAGAAATATTCCATTCTCTATAGGAGATAGAACAACTAACTTATTTAAGATATTAGTTAGTAAAGACTTTATTGAAAAGGATCTTGATGCTTTAATTGATGTTAGTCAAGAAAACATTGCTCATAAAGAAGTCGAAGCTAAAATTTAATACCAAGCAGGTATATAACGCTCTGTCCAAGTAGCGAAAGGTTTATCGCAACGAATATACTCTCTATATTTGTCTATAGTTGAAAGATCATCAAAACCTTCTACTTTTCTACAATCACAGCTATCACTAATAGCTATAGCGTACTCTGTTAGACCGGTCTTACTCATAATAGTATTATGAATATTTTTACCGCACCATTCAATAAACGTTTTTGTAAAGTGTTCATTTGAATCAGGCCACCTATACATACGCTCTGTAAACATCTCTAACGTATGATCAACTAACCACTTAAAGTTATCTTTAGTTTCTCTAGCCCATATCGAGCATTGATGATTGAAATAACCTTTACCTCTTCTTCGAGGTTTACCAGTTGATGTTCTAGGCGTAGAAGGATGATTTAACAACTCTTGAGGGAAAGCATGAGCTAGCATAATAGCTCCTTCAATCTGCATCTTAGATCTTACATGTTGATCGCAAAGATTTAAAGTAGAGTATACGGGATCGTCATCTGTTACAAATATATTCACGCCTTATTATGACGAAGTTCCTTATCTTAATCCAGCAGATTCAAAAACATCCCGAGTAACACCAGCCTTAAAGCCTCCTTCAACACCTTTTACAATAACTGATACAGCGTTATGACTATGCAAGCTTTCATTATGAGATGCTACAATCTTAAAGTCTAATATACGTGATTCATTAGTAAACTGCTCATAGAGTAATCTAACAGCATCTTCAACAAACTTTAAGTAAGCACCATTCTTCTCAGCAAATGCTTGCTCATCTTCTCTTTTAACCATAACTTGCGTTTCAGTTTGTAAAGCTTCTAAACACAACTCTTGAATATCTTCAATCCAAAGCATATCTTCAAATCTAACACTTACTCGAGCAACACTTCGTTGACTATGAGGTACAGTAGCTCTATTACGATACTTTTCAGCATGCTCACTTAGCTCAAAACTACAAGGACAAGCAGAAGAATAAACAAAGTCAAAATGAATATACTTTTTAAACTCACCTTCTTTAGTTAAGTCACCTTCAAATACTACATCATAATATTGATAACCTTCTAGACCACTACGTAAACTATTCTGCTTAATAGGATATGAAATCTTAAGCATTATTCTTGAATCAAAGCATTTAAGATTATTCTTGTAAGTCTCTAATACATCTTTAATCTTATCAATACTAAACGTCTCGTCTTTATGATCGTAAAAGCTTCTCATAATACGAGACATATTAATACCTTTCTTATGAGCCTCTAAACTCACACTACCAGTAACACTAGTTTCAAGCTCAATAGTTTTACCATTACGCTTCTTATAAGTTAGAGGAAGTTTAAAATTATGAATACCAACTTGCTGAATAGGTACAGCAGCTCCTTGAATTAAACTCGAAGGACCATTTTGAAGATCAGGTAATGAAGAGATATATTTCTTACTAGCGTTAACTTTATTATCATAAACGCGAATAGGAGGAAAATAACTCTTACTATATTCATCACCCATAAGTTCCTTTGCAACAATATCCTTTTCACCAGTTAGCTCATCATCTTCACCTAACCACTCATAATTAGAATTTTCTTTACCTTTACTCATTTATAGTTATATTATAGTTACCTTATTTTATTATCAAGACTAAATATTGTATATGGATAAGTTATCTCAAAAAGAACTCTTAAGTGAAGGTATTGTTGATAAGATAAAGAGTGTTGGAAAAGGTATTGGTAAAGGCATTGGAGCTGTGGGCGGTGCTCTTAAAGCAGCGTCTGATGCTGGTATCGAGGCTGGTATAGGAGATGTAGTAGGCGGTGCACGTGCTGGATATGATAAAGCGGATGATTTATTAACTAGTAAAAAAGAAAAATTATTAAAGACTTTAGACGACCAAGGTGTAATGGTATTTCCTGGTACTGATATACGTGGTAAAAAGAAATTAGCAGTTGTAAATATAGTTCAATATGATTACAATGATAAAGGTAATCAAGAACCAATGAAAGGTGCTAAGGCTGAATTAGCTAAGTATAAATTCAAAGATGGTGGTTGGGAAAAGGTTGCTGGATCCCGTGAAATAAAAGATGGTTATAGTATGTTAACCAAAGAAGAGGTAGAAGAGGTACAAGAGCCAGATCAAAAAGGACCACTTACTGGTAAAGTTATTAAACATTTAACAGCTAAAGGTAAACCAGCATACGGTACAGTTGTTGGGTATACGTATGAAGAGGATCAAGTAGGTATACAACCATTTAAAGGTTCACGTGCACCGGGTATATATGGTAAAAAGGTAGATCAAATTGAAGAATCTTCAGCTGATGAAGCAACTAATTTTTATAGTACTGGAATTAAGGAAGGAACTTCACAAGCTAGTCTGTTACGACAGTTGACTTTGCTTTCCAAATAGCTAATTAACCGAGACCAGACGAGGGAAAGCCTCTTAAATTTACTTTTTGCTTCTTATAAATAGTAGATTATAATTTGTAAATGAGCAATATAAAATTTACAGATAGTGAGCTATATGAGCTTTTATTAGAGGTTTGTAATAATGAATATATGCCTACACCAGTAAGCGCTTTAACACGATGTATAGATGGTAAAGATAAGCATATAACTGCAGAAGCTACTTCTATCGGTACAACTGAAACCATATCTACAGCTGTTGGATCATCTAAGGAGTCTATAAAGGAATGTATTAATAAGTTTATTAATGAATCACTTAAAAAGTATAATAAATCATTCTGCTTCTATCCTTATAAAATCCTTAAATCTAATAAAGGTTCTCTTATTTTAAGAGGAGCTTTTCAAGAAGCTGGTTGGTTAACAAGTTTTAAGGAAATGGATAAACAGCGTATTAAAGATGAATTAGATAGACATGAACAAATATAGTTGATTATTACAAGTTTATAAGCTATAATAATATTATGATTTATACGTCTTCAAAAAGAATTGAACTTGGATCAACTGCCTTTCGTCAACCCAATGCTGATTCGCATTGTAAGTTTGTACATGGATATCAGCTTAATGCGGAAATAACTTTTGGTTGTAAAGAGTTAGATAGTAATAACTGGGTTTATGATTTCGGCGGTTTAAAAGAACTTAAAAATATTTTTAATAATCAATTTGATCATACATTAGTAATTTCAGGTAATGATATTCATAGAGATAAATTTATTGCTCTAGGTGAAGTTGGGGCTGCAGATGTTAGAATTATGGAAGGTGGTGTTGGTATTGAAAAGTTTGCTGAGTGGGTATATAAGACAGCCGATACTTACATTGATGAGTCTACTGATGGAAGAGTATGGGTTGAAAATGTAACTGTATTCGAGCATAGTAATAACTATGCAAGTGTAAGTCGACCTGTTAAAGAGAATACAGTATTTAAAGACGAAGAAGGTACAACAACTTACGTATCTCATGAAGAGTTTGAAAAAACTTGGAAAGAGTGGTCAGAAAAAGGTAGGATTCCTGTAACAGAAGATACTCAGCAAGAAGATACTCAGCAAGAGGATACTAAACCAACTTCAAATCCGAAGGCTGCTCACGTAGGTCCAAATAAGACTCAAGGTAACTTCAGTGATCCTTTTGCAGGCACTTCATGGGGTAATAAATAGTTAAGCACCAAGTATCTTGCAAATAAATCGTAATATTTTACTTCTAACGATTTCAGAATTTCCAAATCTAAAGGAACTTATACCGTTTTCAACACAATCAACGGAAGAAAACTTTTGATATACTTCAGTAAAGCCTGATTTATTAATATCTGATTGATGCGTATCACCGCAAACAATATACTTTGTTTTTCTACCAAACCGTGTTAGAATTGTAGTAATCTCACTCTTAGTTAAGTTTTGAGCTTCATCTACTATTACTACACAATTGTTAAAAGTTAAACCTCTTACAAAGTTAACTGGTATAGCTTCTATCATTCCTTTATTTTTTAGTATACCACATGTACTATCACTAGTAATTTCTCTTACCTTTTCAAGTAAAGGCATTGCATAAGGTAGGAATTTATCATCTACCTCTCCTGGTAAAGAGCCAAGACTTTTTGCTGCAGATTCAATTACTGATCTAATGTAGATTATTTTATCTACTTTCTCATCTCTAAGCTCCTCTAATGCTGCATATACAGCGATATATGTCTTAGCGGATCCTGCTGGTCCATCAACAAATACCATATTTGTTGTAGAGTTTTTTATTTGCGAATAAAACTCTTTATGGTTGTGGTTAAGATAAAAAGGTTTTTTGATTTTAAAGTCAAGTAGAAAGTTATCTTTCATTTTTTCTTCAATTTCTTCCAACTGCGTTTCACGTACAAGACGTGTAGCTTTTTTTCTCATGTTATATATATTTAGTTGAATTTAGCTTCTAACCCCATATAATCATATAGATGTCTGTAGATTGTAATAAAGAAACGTTGTTAGTATCTGATGATAAGGCTTTCTATACTCTTGAG